GTATCTTTCCTTACAGGAAGCTTACGTCCGTTCTTATCACGTATAAAATTATCAATAGGCAAGTATATTGCCGTATACCATTCATCTTTACCGAGGTCTAAGAACCTACCTATAACATTACTATCTAAGTATTTATGGAAGGTTATCTTGGGTACGTTAAGAGTATTGTTCTCAATTAAGTTTTTTATTACAGTGTATCTATACTTCGGATTGATATAATGTAGGTTTGTACCAAAGAAATCATTGGAAGATGACCTTTTAGTAACATACACTAATGGGAACTGATCGTAGTATGGTAGGTACTTTTTAGTTGCTTTATACTCGAAGAGATATAGGTGACCTTCCCTTACATTATTACGAACTCGGTTAGTATCTTGGAAATTATCTTCTGTTAAGCTTTCTTGTTTATCTTCTCTTATCAACTTTTCAACGTCAGTATAGTTCTTAGCAATAAGACGAACCTGCTTCCTGTACCATGCGGAAGTTTGTTCCTTACTACTTGCTTTTTCTTTGACTTGTTCAAATATTGTTTGTTTAGACATGTAGTTGATCTTCCGTTAGGATTTTGAATTTCATACTCCTATCATCACACCAATTTTCCGCAGCATTCCACTTTGCTTTGTTTTTCATGAAGACTAGAACAGATTTCTTCCAAGCAGTAGTTTTTCGTTTAGGATTTTTTTCTGGACCTTTAACTTGCTTCTTTGGTTTGATTTCTATTATGTATTTCTGTTTCTTAGCAGTTTTGATATAGAAGTCTGGGTAATACCTATGAAGTTTACCATCAGTAGGGCAACGGTAAGGAATAATTACTTCCTCACTACCCCACTCAAGAATTGAGTCCGTAGAATCACAAAAATGCATAAATTTTTTCTCCCAATTTGATCGGTATATGATCTGTGTTGGGTTTCCTTTATACTTCTTAGGATTTCTAGGTTTATACTTACCTGAATAAGCCATCCTAAATAAAATGTATACACTTAGATATTTAGAGTGCCTAATACCTCAATACCAAAATACGTTCAGAATATCGCTAAGAAAGGCGGTATGGCGATGTCCAATGGATTCGCTGTAAAATTTGATATGGGTACTGAATTGAAGAAGTATATTGATAGTGTTGTAACCGATGCTGATATATACGAAGGATTTTGTGATGAAGCTCAATTACCACCTTCACAAGCAGCTACTGGACAACTACAAGGGAGACTTCTAGGAGAAGGATCTATATCATATGCTCACACTAAGCTTTACACTGATGTTCAATTAGGATGGATGTGTGATGCTAATATGGAACCATTTAAGTTTGTTAATGCTTGGTGGCAGTATATATTTGCTGAGTATCAACCTGGTGATGGAGAAGGTGAGGCGATTGATGAGGATGGATATGCACCAGGAACTACTGGTAAAAGCTTTGGTAATATAATGAGTTCTGAGTGGAAGAGTAAACATAGAACTACTAGAGTTAGATATCCAGATGACTACACTTGTACTGTTAGGATAGCAAAGGTAGAAAGGGGATTTGATTCAGCAACTGAAAGGGTTTCTGAGGTACATGTACTTCATGATGCTTATCCATATACGGTTGAGTCTATACCACTATCATTCGGTGCTTCTCAGATAACTAAGGCTACAGCAACATTCCATTATACTAAGCATCATGTGGTGTATAATGATATTGCTGATTGGGGTTGGAATAATGTTACCTCAACTCATGATTTTGATGATCCTGAATTTGGTTTATTTGGTGTTACAGATGAAAATGGGAAACTAAGAGGTCAATAACTCTAATATATGCTATAATTATTAAACTGATTTATTATTATGATTGATAAAATAGAAAAGTTGATCAGGAATCCTGCAGTCATCGATGATTTCATGGGTAATTGCTTTTATGGGACTAATACACAACGTGATAAGACTCAAGGAGCTCCACGTATTACTTGGGTCTGGGAACCTCATACTACCTCAGACATTTTTCCTCAATTCTCTCATGTTTTGATGCATAGACATTCTAAGAGACCTGAGACTGGTTTATTTTCTGATTCACCATACTGGACATTCTTTAAAAAAATTATCAAAGATTTTCTGAAGGATAATCAAATAGAACATAAACGTATAACTAGAGCAAATATAAACTGCACGTATAATTTTCCATACGCTCATTGTAGTGACCCTCATGTAGATTATCCTAGTAATCATTACACTGCTATCTTATATCTTAATAATGCAGTTGGTAGTACTTATATTTTTGATAAAAATGCTAACTATAAGAATTTAGAAGAGGACTCTTCAAAGTTTATAATACCATACCAGACTATTGACTGGAAGAATGATCCTATCCCAGTAAAGCATGAAGTTAAACCTCAGAAAGGTAAGATGGTGTTATTTGATGGATCTCATTATCATGCACTTTGCCCAACAACACCAGGAGATCTTAGACTCATTGTTGTTTATAATATTTCGTACTAAATAAAAGAAAACTACATTATGGCTTTACCAAAGGTTGTTGCTCCTACCTATGAGCTCGAATTACCGTCAAACGGAAAAAAAATTAAATACCGTCCATTTCTTGTTAAAGAAGAGAAAGTCCTTCTTATTGCGATGGACTCAGGAGATGATAAACAGATAACACAAGCAACTGTCGATGTAATCAAAGCTTGTGTTACATCTCGTATAAAAGTTGAAGATTTACCTAGTTTTGATTTGGAATATTTATTCCTTAAGATTCGTGCTGCTTCTGTAGGGGAAGAGATCACGGTCAACGTGGTTTGTATGGATGATAATAAGACTAAAGTACAACATACCATCAACATTAATGATGTTGAGGTTTTTAGACCAAAGGGTCATAATGAAAAAGTTATGATCAATAAGAATGTGGGTGTTATTATGAAATACCCTAAGTTAGATCATTTTATTGATTTTGGAGTTAGAGGCGAGACTGATATGGATGGTCTAGACATCATTGTTGGATGTATAGATCAGATTTTTGATGGTGAAGATGTTACTGAATCTTCTGATTGTACAACGAAGGAACTTAAAGAATTTATTGAGAGTCTTACTCAAAGACAGTTTAATAAGGTATCTAAGTTCTTTGAAACAATGCCTAAGCTTCAACATAAGTTTGATGTTGTTAATCCAAATACTAAGAAGTCGTCTACATATACCATAGAGGGGCTGCAGAGTTTTTTCGCATAGCACTCTTTCATACTAATCTGGAGGAGTATTATCAAACTAATTTCGCTCTAATGCAGCACCATAAATATAGTTTGACAGAACTAGATAATATGATGCCTTGGGAGAGAGTAGTATATCTTGCACTCCTTACCCAATATCTTGAGGAACTTAAACAAAAACAGCAAGCACAACGATAATGGCTTCAGGAACCCAAGGATATTCAAAAACTACAACCGATAAGAGTCTTGCTGATACTCTTCTCTCGGAGTATAAGAAGCTGCGGAAGAGAGCTAAGGCTGGTGGTAGTGATGAACCTCTTGATCCTGCGAATATTAAGTTTGTTCAGGATTCTGTTCAAGCTGTAGATGATTTTATAATAACTGGGATTAATGGTATAAACTCCATGTTCACTAGTGCTACTGCAGTAGATGATTTTAATCCAGTTAGTTATGATGATGGTAGTGCAATTGATGTTGAAATAGTCACTGAGAATAAAAAGCAGACTGCTTTATTAGAGCAACAGAATACTTTACTTGGAGCGTTTATAGATCTTAAGACAGATGTTGTAGCGGATTCTAAGAGATTGAGACAAGAACAGAGGATGGAAGATGAGGAATTCCTCTCTGGTACTCAAGGATTTAGGAAGAGGAAAGAAGATAAAAAAGGAGGAGGCGGCGGCGGTGGTGGCCTCTTTGGTGCTATAGATGCAATTACTGATACTGTCCAATTAGTCCAGATGTTCCGCAAGGGCAGGTGGTTGTCGAAATTAACCAATTTAGGGAAGGGATTCAATTTTAGGAGTCCATTTAGTAAAGCAAGTAAAGCTACTAATCTTAATAAAACTCAGAATCTTTTACCAAGTAGTTCTAGTATACCATTTAAACCTTCTGGTACTACTACTGGTCTCGGCGTTAATGCTGATATGGGTAAGGTTTTTAATACAACAGCAGTAGAAGTAGGAAAAAGTGGTTCATCTGTTAATAAGGTTAATACGATTTTAGATACTTCAACCAATCTTAATAAAGTTGTAAATAATGGTTCTAGTGCTTCTAAAATAGTTAATAACTCTAGTGCTTTGACCAAAGTTAGTGGTGATGCTAACAAGCTTACTAAGATAACAGAAGGATCAAAAGGATTGAAGTTACTTAATAGTACTCCTGTAAAATATGCAATACCTGGTCTTAGTCTTTTTAGTGGTGTCTCTAACATGGCACAGGGTAACTTTGCTGAAGGTGGTTTAGATCTTGCTGATGCTGGTGTAGATACTGCTATAGCAACTGGTGCTATGTCATCAACTACTGGTGCTGGTGCAGTATTAGGTCCAGCGATAGCAGTTACTGGTGCTGGACTAGTGTCTGGTTGGCTTGGTGAATTAACTCGTGGTACTGATGACTGGATACGTGGTGATGGTACTAATACTGCTAAGAATATTGCTGGTGATGTAACTGCTGGTCTTTCGGGTGCATTAGAGACTGTTGGAGCTCCATTTACTGCATTGTTTGCAGGTGTTGACTCTCTTATTAAGACTGGTGGTTTTGAAGAATCTAATAAGAAAATGGCTGAGGTTGATACTAATTTACGTGAGGGATTTAGAAAATTCTTAAATGTTTGGGATCCTATGAATGTTATTAGTGATGAGGTTGGTGGATTTGGAACACTTAGATTATATGGTAAGGAGAATCAAGAGAATGCTAAAGAACAATTATTGAAGGATAAAGGAATAATTACTGATGATAGCACAACTAATGGTGACCAAGCCAATGCTTTTTCAGCAGAGAACATTCTTGGTGGTGATGGAGTAGAAGTAGCATCAACAGATCTGACTGGGCTTGTAGGTGATACTACTAATAACAACTTATCTAAAGTTAATGGACAGAACTTCTTCCAGACAAGCAATAGTACTACCACTGGAAACTTAAAAGGTTTAACTGAGGATGATTATAAGTGGTTAGCTTATGCTATTAGTGGTGAGGCTGCTCAAGGTACAGATGATGTCTATGGTGTTGCTGCATCTATACTTAATAGAAAAGCAAGAGGTGATGGGAGTATAGAAGAGATCATTAAAGCACCTGGACAATATGAAGCATTTGAGAAGGGAACTATGGTTGATAGTCCTGAGATTCAATCTCTTTTACAGAGTGAAGAAGGACAGGCAAAGCTTATGGAAGCACTTAGAGTCTTGAAAGGAAGAACTGATTTTAAAGGACAGTCTCAATTGGGTAATAGAGTTGCAACAGAAGATCCTATGTTTGATAAGAAAGGTAATTTCTTCCATCATTCATGGCAAACTTCTGGTGATTCTGTAAAACCAGAAGGATGGAAACCAGCTAATTGGCAGCAATATATGCCTGGTGAGGGTATAGAAGGAGCACAGGGATTGAATAATAAGTTAAGTCAACAGGTTGCTGGTCTTAGTAGTGAGACATCGGGAACTCCCAATGTTATAGTCATTTCATCTCCTACTAATACTGCTTCTACTTCTGGATCTAATGATGGTGGTACTCATATCAACACTTCACAGTTACCTATAAAGAATGAACAGATGCTTGCATATGCAACAATGAGTCTTCAGGCTCTTAATGTATGATGGAGAATAATAACTCAGCATTTTCGTATAAGCTTACGAAATTAGATCTAATTGATAATTCTGGTAAGGCATGGAACTTGATTCCTGGTGCTCAAGCTATAACATATTTTGAATCTATTTGTGATCCTTATATAAGTGCTAATATTAGAATATTAGATTCTGGTGAAAGTGTAATTGATAAGATAGTTGGTGGTGAAGAAGTTCATATGAGTGTTGCTGGACCTGATGAGAATGAGTATCATTATGTTCTGATGGTCTATATGGTTGGTGATAGATCTGTATCTAATAAAACACAGACATATAATATTGGATTGATATCAGCAGAAGCTCTTACTAATGAATCTATAAAAATTTCTAAGAGTATAACAGGTCGTCCTGATCAGATAGCGAAAGAGATTCTAGAGGATGAAAATATTATTAATACAGAAAAGGAAATTTTTACAACTCCTTGTCAGAATAATACAAAAATACATCCTAATGGTAAGTCACCATTTACAGTGATCAATTCTCTTTGTAATGGTTCTCTTGCTGCTACTAAATCTAATGTGAAGGGTAGTGATAGTTCTGAAACTACAACTAAGGAGAAATCATTGGGTGGTAGTGCTGGATATGTGTTCTTTGAGAATCGAAAGGGGTATCATTTTTACTCAATTGATGCTCTCTGTGATGTTAAAGGAGAGTTTGGTGGTGGTGGAGAGATAAGATCATTTATTGATAGTGTAAATGATGGTGTTAATGAGGATTCTATCATAAATATTAATTTTGAGAGTGAGATAAATTTAATTCATGCACTGCGTTTAGGAACATATTCTTCACAGTTACAGACCTATGATATATCTTCTGGTAAGTTTGAAGTATATACCTATAACTTAAATAAGGAGTGGGATAATCAATCTCATCTAGGTAGTCAGACTAAGTTAAACCCAATGCAAAAGAAGCTTTCTGAGCATCCAACTAGGATCCTATCAACTATAGTTGATCATGAGAAAAATTATATGGGTAGAGGCACACCAGACCCAGATGATCCTGGATATACTGGTGATAATAATTTCTGGGATTATAGTAAACATCATATAGCACAGAATATTTCTCGTAATTTTATGCTAAATACACAAGGATTGCGAATTGATGTCCCAGGAAATATCGATTTGTGTGTGGGGGAAAAAATCAACGTGATTCTACCTTCGTCAGTATCAGAGGATCAGAAACTAGATGCACCGATAGATGAATCTAACAGTGGATTCTATCTCATTCATAGTTTATCCCGATTCTATGATCAAAGAACACAGGAGGTAACTACTGTGTTAAAATTGAAAAGAGACTCCTTTGGAGTTCAACAATTAGAAAAAAACGAAGTTCTATTATCTTAGGATAGACAATTATGAAATCTATAGAAGACCATATTAAAAAAGACCAAGAGATCTTACAAGATCCTCAGACAAATCCTCAGATGCGTAGGCATGTTGAAGGAGAATTGCATGATTTAGAAGATTATGCTTCTCACCATGCAGCAGAGATTAAAGCAGGAGATCACCATGACCCTAATACAATAGAATTGTGGTGTGATCAACATCCAGACGAGCCTGAGTGCTTAGTGTATGATGATTGAGGTATAACCTATGGATCCTGCTTTTCAATCTCGAATGCCTCTTCAAAGAATTGGAGAGGATGGTACTACTTGGTGGATAGGCCAAGTAGAACAGATTGATACCGTTAAAGCGTCTAATCGTTTTAAGGTGAGGATGATTGGCGTTCATACTCATGAATGTGCAAATGTAAAAACTGAAGATTTACCTTGGGCACATGCTACTCTACCTCTTACTACACCATATGGTACTGGTGGTAGAAAGGGTGCTACTGTTAACTTAGAACCTGCTGATTGGGTATTCGGTGTTTGGACTGATATTGATAAGCAAAGACCTATAATATTAGCATCATTAGGTCAGACACCAAATGCTGCATCCACAGCACCAGAAGAGTTAAAGTCTGCAGATGGACCATGTTTAGCGTTCACATCTAAAAGACATCCAGATGTTAATCCATACACACATCTAGCAGTTAATTATGCTGAGAATAATAAGAATATAGCTTCTGGTCAAATTCCTGGTAGTGATCCAGGAACATATGCTGCTTCTGATCTTATGCATCAGAAGGAGAACTCACCTGTAAATCCATATGGTTCTAATGTTTGTGTTGCTCTAGCAAATGCAGAGTGTGGTGGAGATACTAAAACAGATATTAAGTATATTATGGGTGAACTGTTTAGAATGGTTCAAGATAGTGGTGGTAATATAGGTGATTATTTAATTAATAAGGTTAATGGAGAGCTTGTTAGTTATAAAAACAAAGCACAAGGATATATTAATAAAATCCTTAGAGTTATTAAAGCTGCTCTAGCAAGGATTCGTGGCGAGATAATTGCTGCACTTAGAAAGGGTGTTGATGCTCTAGTTAAGATGATAACAGCACCATTTCAGGGTATCATGGAATCTGTGCAGATGTGGTTGCAAGGTATGCTTGCTAAGATTGGATGTTCTATAGAGGATATATTTGAAAGGTTAGTTGACTTTGTTACTAAGTTGATCTTTAATTACTTGATGAAAGTATTCAGAGCAGCAACATGTCAGATTGATATCTTTGTTAATGCGATCCTTAACAAGGTTATGTCTTTTGTTAATAAATTACTTAACAGTATACTTGGACCTCTGCAGTCGATTCTTAAAATAGCAGGGAATGCACTGAATATTGTTGGTGGTGCGATGTTTAAGATTATGTCTCTACTTGGTATCTCATGTGGTGGTATTGATTCTAAGTGTGGTGATGAGGATGTAGTTTGCACCAGACCTAAGAAGAAAGACAAGAAGGATAACTTAGATGATTTAATTGAAGCACTAGAGAACGGACCATTAGATTATGGTCAAAGTGTTTGTGACGATGCTAGGACTTATGCTCCACCTGATATAACTAGTGGTATTATATACGGTGGTACTCCTTTGATTACTGCTGGTGGTGGTAAGAATGAATTGATTTATGGTACTCCTACTGATCCTAATATAGGTGCAGGTACATTACCACCTGGTGATAGTGATCCTAGAACAACTGAAAGAAAGGTTGAGTATCAGATCCTTGATACTAATGTTATTGAAGGTTATGCAGCAGAGGTTACAGTAAAAAGAAGTGGTTATACAGCTGCTTCTAGTTCTATTGCTTATAAGTCAGCAGATGGTACTGCTACCGAAGGTGTTGATTATGAAAAGGTAGAGGGTGTTCTTGGATTTGGTCCTAATCAATTAGAAAGAGTCATTCGTATATCGACATATATGGATGATGAAAACGATACACCAGAAGATTTTACTGTATCAATAGATTATTCTACTGGTGTGGGAGAAGCAGAATTTATAAATCAGAAAGCTACAGTTACTATAGGTTTAGCACCAGTACCACCACCAGATGATCCTGATCCATATGTACCTGGTGTTATTGGACCAGGAACTAGACCCGAAGTGATTCCACCTATCGTTGGTGGTGAAACAGATCCAGATAATCCTACTATACCATACACAGACCCACCTGAAGTACTGATTGACGATGAGGTAAGTATTGCTATTACTTCTGATAAGCTTGAGTATAAGGAAGGAGAATTCATAACGTATACTGTATCATCTGCTGGTATTCCTAATGGAACTATATTGGGATGGACATTATTTGGTCCTAATATAACCAAAGAAGATATTGTTGGTGGTAATTTCTTTAGTACATTTGAGGTTTATGATAACAAAGCTCTTATCATTGTTGGTATTGCAAAAGATAGTACTATTGAAGATAGAGAGTTACTTACTATGAGTATTAATGGTACTGGTGCTAGATCTCATGTGCATATCTTAGCAGAAGAAGAAGAATTTGTACCACCTTTGAAAGATCCTGAAGAAGATCCAGGATTTAGACCACCTACACTTTCAGAACCTATTGTAGATCCAGGTGGTAAGATTATTGAGATACCTATAGATGATCCAGGAGATCCATATATAATTCCACCTTCTATAGCAATTACTGGACAGGGATTTGGTGCTATTGGTGTTCCTTTGTTGGATAGTGATGGTCGTGTTACTGAGATCAGAATAACACAGAGAGGAACTAATTATGTTCCTTATAAACCAGTTGCAGTTTCCTGTGTTCTAGATTCTATAACTCTCATAAGACCTGGTGTAAGTTATACCAGTGTTCCTACTGTTTATGTTGATGGAGATTCAACAGTTGCTGTTGCTAAAATTAATGATAAAGGATATGTTGTTGGTTTTGAGGTTATTGATAGATCAACAGTATATGATACACCACCTCTTATTGAGATTATAGGTGGAAATGGCTTTGGTGCTAAAGCTTTAGCAAGCATGAGTTGTCTTGACAGTGATACAAGATCTATGCTAGGATATGCGAAGATTGGTACTGGTAGATATGTGGATTGTCCGACATGAGTGAAACAAAAGTAGCAGTAGATCAACATCTTAAGGATGTAAACGAAAAGCCTTTACCCGATGGTACTGGTGGTAAGTATACAGTACCACCAGATACTGCACCATCGTCTGCTACTAATCCAGCATTGATGTCTAAGACCAGACTCCTTGGTACTAAGGAGATGAGACATCTTAATGATGAGAATAAAGCAACTTATCTTTTAGCAACTGATAATGGTCAGTCCATATACATGGATGAGACTGGTAATATTTTTATAGGATCTGCTAAGGTAGGTGAAGATGAGCAAGGTGGACAAATAATTCTACGATCACAAGGAGATATGATTCTCAAGTGTGGTGGTAGGATGGTAATAGAGATAGAGAATTTTTTAAAAGCAGAGAAACCACTATCACTCAAAATAGGTGGAGAGATTAATATAGAATCAGTTGCTGATACTGTTCATATATCTGGTAAGAATGTTAATGTAAGAGCAGATCAGGAGTTGCATTTATCTGGTGAGAAAGTTAGCATTGAAGCAGGTAAGGGTTCAGGTAATTTTGAGGTGAAGTGTGGTAACTTTGCTATGAACCATGCTACTGCTGATATCGAATCAACTGGTCCTTGGAAGCATACGTTAGAAAGTAACTACGAGCTTCATCAGAAGCATTTGAAAGGTACGATGCACTTTAACTCTAGGGGAGTGATAGACATTCGATCAACAGATTCGATGAAACTTGATGTTGGTGGTAGATTGCACGTAGATGTTGGTGGTGTTGGTAAGTGGCCTAATACTCCTGCACCACACTCATTTAAGTTGACAGCAAAGACAGGTGATGCTAAGATGGATTTTACTGCTGGTAAGATGGACTTGAATGTGGGTAAAAACTACACAGAGACTATAGGTGGTAATAACACCCAGACTATTACTGGTAATCATATCTTTACTCAGACTGGTACTACTGCTACTGAGACTTACAGTGGTGATTTAATGACCACAGTTACTAAGGATTGGAGTCAGCTTGTTACTGTTAACTCTCTAATAAAATCCGATGGAACATTTAATATGATGGGTTTAGGTGCTACTCAATTGAGTAGTCAGTCTACCCTAAACTTAACATCTACAGGTGCGATGACTCTATTCTCATCTGGTATCATCAATATTAATTAACATGGAAGATGACGATCTCCTAGAAGAACTTCAGGAACGTATTGCTGAAGGTCCAATACTATTCACACCCGATGACGATTGGGTAGAACAACTTAACGAGGAAGAATGAAACATTTACTACTCCTTACACCCCTTCTCTTAATGGGGTGTGGACTTGGAATGAATAATGGAGGAGGAGGCAGTGGATATGGTCTAGATGCATAC